GGTTTCGTTAGCCATTTATTTATCCCTCCGTAAATTTCTTGTAAGTTTCGGGTTGTTCGTTGAACAATTTGAGGCGGTCAGAGTAGCCCATAGCGTCAAACTGCTCCTTTGTGATTTCCGCACCACCCCCACTACCGGCAGGCGGTTTGGGATCGTTCGCTAACGCAGCGGCAATAGCAGCTTTCTTTACGTTTTCAAGATGAATTGCCTGATTAGCGAACACTTTCTCAAAATCACCATCTGCCATTGCGCGAGCAGTATCTTCTGCCAGTTTTTCATCATATCCAAGCGACAGGAACTTCGCCTTGTTTTTGGTTATTGCGACTTCTTTTCTAAGCGATTCAAGCTCAGCTTTAAGTGCCGCCTCGGCCTCTTGGCGTTCTGCTTCTTTGCGTTCTTCTTCCGACATTTTTTCTTTCAACTTGCGTTTATACTCAGCAAGTTCCGATGCGGTTCTATCGAACACTTCTTTCTTAACCCAACCATCAGGTTCCCATTTTTCAAGCAACGCCAGTTTTTCTTCGGCGGACATATCTTCACGATAACCTTCTATTTTGGTAAAATCAATTTTCATACTTAATTACTCCTTGCGCTTTTAAGTGATCTCCCACTATGTTTTGTGATTTTAGGCTTCTCTGCCTGTTGCGCGAAATTTATATACCGCCTTCTCTGGCGGAAAAAGAAAAACGCCAATAAACCTATTTCTTAGGCTTATCGGCGTTCTGTGACGCTCTGTAATTTTTAACCTCGCGGATTTCGCGGGGCTTTTTTATAATATTTAAATCTTTGCATCGCGGGCATTTTATCTCTGCGCCGCCATCTATTCTGCCAAGCAACTTACCGCACTTGGCGCATCTAAACTCAAGCAAACGCATCGCCTTCCTTTACTGCCTGTTCCGCTTTAACTTTCTTGTACCATTCCTCACCGCGTTTTGCAGAATCGGCGGGGTCTGGCGAAATGCCACTAATCGCATATGCTTCTTCAAGCGAGCAATATTCTGTCTTGAGCAGTGTCGCAAACACCTGTGACTTGCTCAGTAAATTCTCATAATTGCGTCTGGTGAATTTAATCTCAATATCGGACAGTCTAAGCGAAGTGCCTACTGTGCCACGCATGATTGCAAGTACCAGCTTTAACATCTTGCGTTCGGACTCTTTGAACATAAGCTCGTCCGACTTAGCTCTTGCCTCAGCGGATTCCCAACCATCGCGCATAATAACTGCCGAGCCTGTATCGCTTGTGCTTCGCCCGCCATTACGGTTAGGCATACCAACGATATTAAGCACCGTCTGATACATATAATCAACAAGCGTCTGAGTCTGTTGTTGATCGAGCTGTTCGGCGATAACTTTTATATCGGCTTTGTTATCACCAAAACTCTTGAGTTTAATTAAACCGGCTTCTCTAATCGCCTTGGCATCTTCATCAGAAATATCCGCATTATATAAAACCAGCAAACTTTGTATGAATTGTTCTACTCCGTCTACACGATTAGATTGGACGGTATTTATAGCATCCAAAATCGACAGGACGCTCTCAAACGCGCCAAGCCGTGCATTGTTAAGAGGATATTCGATAATAGGGATAATCGGGATCGATCGCTTTTTAATGTTTTCAAGGGATAACGTATGTATTCCGTGATTGTCATTGATTTCAAAGTAATATTCTTCTGTATACACACTATAAACTTTTGTGTTATCCTTGCGCTCGACAAATTTCACAGCCATGAGAGGCTTTTCGCTAACATCTGAATGATATACCACAAAAGTGTTGCGAGGGTCGAGCGTATATATTTCAAATGGGGCATCATCGAGACCATCAACGGGTTGCCCCTTGCTCAAACTGGGCACTATCTGAGTATTGATTATTTCCGTGTTGGAAAGCACCATGCGATAGCCTGTACCGCATATGTACATCCACTCGGCTAACTCTTTATCTCGAGCGGGTTTGCCACACAGTAGCATAGCGTCATTGAGTCTGCTTATATCCTCAGACACACCTTCCGTGCTACCGCGACTCACATACTGTATTGGCTCCCCACAGAGATATCCGGTCTTAAATGTAACTATCTCGTTTGCTCGATTCTCAATTATCTTATTGCAAATTTCAGGCCGCCTATCTTTCTGACGACGCAGGATGGGCTGTTCACCGCGATAATAGCGATACAAGTAATCAATGTCTGCCCGATTGCCCATATGCTCGGTGATCGCATCTCTCAATACCTGTATAACATTATCGGGCGTTATTACAGGCTCGTCAGTAAATATCTTCTTGCGCCCAAACGATATTCTCGATTGCCCAAGCAATACACTCATTCAGTATCCCCAATCATAGTTAATCGCGCCGGGTAAAAGGAGGAAAACCCCGGCGCGCGCAGCAAACATCGTCTACGCCGCGCTCCCCCTCCCCTGAGCCATCCACTGCGGCGTTCTACCCACTCATGCGAACCAATAATTGTTTGCCAGCTTCGGATTTGGTATGTTAACCGCTTTTGCGGTAATATCAATCATTTCCACTCTTTGCGATCGCCGTAAAGAGTAATTGTGTCAGGATAAAATGCCGTAGGCTTCATTTGTCCTCGTACCGGATAACCGCCATAGTCAAGCCATGCGGTACAAACAAAAATCAAGGTGTTGCGCCGTGTCACCTTGTTGTTGTGCGGGTCAAATACAAGTCTCGACGACGGCACTTTTGCAGGCTTGTGAGTATGTCCGCTAATGGATATGTCCACGCCCTCAATCGCCATCTGGTACCCGTCCTGCCGGCTGAGTCCGCTGCCGAGTAACGCTCCGCCACCTGATCCGTGCGATACATAGATCATATACGCCACCGGCTTGCCGTTGCACTTTCTTCCAAACGACACTTTGACAAACGCCGCGTCAAAGGCGTATGCGTCGCTTATGCCAAGCTCGTCAAAGATATCCTCGGTAACGTCCGTGCTTGTCTCCTTAACGCATCTGTACTCGTGGTTGCCGGTAACTCCTGCGATTATCTTGTCGCGGATAGGCTCCAGCAGCCTAATCATTGCCTTCTTTTGGTAGTGTGGCGTGTATTTTTCCTCGTAGACGTTGGTAACGGAGCTTTTAATGCCGTTATTGATAAGGTCTCCGGCAAGTATCACCGCCGCTGTAGGGTCGTCCTTGATACGTTGTATGTACCGCTCAAACTCGGTCTCCATGCACTCTGCCGCACCCCAATGCACATCCGCGATGGGATACAGCGTAAGATAGGGCAAATCTCTCGGATATTCTCTTATAATTACCCTCAATTTGCCCCTCCCATTTATAAATCTTCCATTATATACAATTGTATCATAAAAATGTTAAAAAATACAATATATTATGTTTAACAAACTGTGAACACCACCATATATTGTGGTTTACCACGGTCGAGTGGCAACCTCAACTCGCGCTGGCCCATGATACAATTCATCGGCAAGCATAGCTAAGCTGTCAGGAGCATCGTCATGTGCGTTCTTGCCAGCCTGCGAAAACGTCGTTAATTCATCCATAAAAGCCTGATATTCCTGCGAACGGTTCTTGGCATCGCGGAAATAGAATCTCTTTATATCCGGCGCGAACTGAATAATGCGCCCCATTTTGCTTTGGTTGTTTGGAGCTTTGCGTGCGATAATGTTTATGTGCACTCCGTCGCTTCGCAATTTTTCGTTAATTGTATCAGCGTATTCTCCGCCGCCATTGTTAGCCTCAAACCGTATCTTGTTCGGCATCAACTGCTTGACTCGCCCAATTATAAGCGGCTGTGTCACCGTCTTGTCGCCCTTATTGAAAATCACATCATGTATGTAAACGTCATTACCATAAACATATGCAAACACCATCGCAAGGCTATCTCCACCGCCCCAAGCAACGTCGCACACCGCAACCTTATAAGGCTCACCATCAGGCAGTGTGCCATTATAATACCTTAGCTCGTCAGCAGGAAACAACAAGCCTTCGCGTACATACGGTCTGCCCATGTACTTGGCGCACCATGTGGCATCGTCAAGGCTCGCCTTCATGTCCAAAAAATACTCCGTGGAAAATCCTAAGCCATAATCGTAAACGAAATTGCTCTCGCCTTTCTCGTTCAACGCGGGGATCACCCTAAACCTATAGCGCGGATTATCTGCGTACTGTTGTTGTACGCGCCCAAGCGGATCAAGCACATTCCAACGTGTACCAACCATCAGTTCTTTCGCGCCTTCCTTCTTGCGGTCTTTTAACTGGTTCAGATACGCGTCATATTTCGCCTGCAAACGGTCGGGGTTAAGACTTTCCTCCAAGTCCTCGATTAAGTCATCCACATACAAACATCCGCCTTCGCCTATTTCGACCGCACCAGTTAGCGTACCGCCAATCGAACGCGCCGTAAACGTCGGAAACCGCTTCTTGCGGTTCAAGTCTATCGTTTCGTTTTTTGCCGACGTTTCGACCAAGCGCACGGTAGGGAATACATCAGCCCACAAATAAGTTTCATTGTCGGTCAGAATGGTTAGAACCTCGCGGTAGAAACCGTTAGTCAGTTTGTCGCTGTGGCCGGACATGACATTCGCGGTGTCAGGATTCCTGCCCATAAGCCACGTCATAAAGAAAATACATAGAGTGGATTTTCCTGTTCTCGGAGGCATAGAAACGCCAAGAAAGTCTATCTTCCCATCTGCTAAATCCTGCAAATCCTGCACGAGCGGATAGAGCACCTTCCTGCGTGGTAGGTAAAACCTCTTCTGCGGCGCCCGGTTCCACTCCAAATAAATGCAGTACGAGTCAAAATCGTCTTGCGCCATGTACAAATACGTCTTTTTGTTTAGCTCGAAAAATTTTATAATCGTTTCCGGATCTTTGCTCTCGCGGACAAGCCTTGCCGTTTCCTTGCGAAGCCATAGATTGTGCTCAAACGACTTCTTTTTATCCTCTTTCCCGAGCAGACGAAGTGTATCAAAGTAATCCTGATAAGCCTCAAACTCACCGCTTTTCTTGATAACCGCCTTTATCCTTGCAAGTAAATCTTCATAATTTGGCATAAAAATAAGCGCCCTCCTCCGTAATTTTCGTAGGATAGGCGCTCATGGGCGCTCAATGGTGTACTGTTACGCTTTGCGTCTTAACTTTTTGCGTCTTAACTTTATTGTTATTTTCCGCTTAGGATACGTTTGTTTTTCAATATCCCACCATAAAAACCTTGTTATTTCGGATGCGAAAGTTAAGCATCCCGGTATGCAGAAGATACTTTGCTCGTTGTCATAAAACATTTTTACCCTCCTTTCAAAATAGCATCATGCCACATATAAACATAATACTTGCGTTCTTCTTCTGGCGTGGCGCTTTGAATATCTCCAAATGTATTAGGCATTGCCGTCCCTCCTTTTTTCGTATGCCGCAACCCGCCTATAAAACGTGTTCGGTTTCAGCCCCAAATGCTCCATCGCCAGTTTCGCCGTAATCTGCCCAGACCGCCACAGTTTGTACTCCTGTTCAAACTTCTTTTCATCTACTTTAATCGGCACGCGCCCCTTATACCCGCCCTTCTGCTTCTTAATTGCTATGCCCTCAGCTTGACGCTCCAATATATACTCTCGCTCCAACTCGCTGATCGCGCCCAGAATTGTCAACAGCGCCTTGCCAACCGGCGTTTTGGTGTCTATCGACTCCTTCAGACTGATAAACTCAACGCCCTTCTCGCGCATCTTGTCCGTTATCTCCAGCAAGTCCCGAGTATTTCTCGCCAACCTGCTAAAGCTCTCCACTATAACCGTATCGCCCTCGCGGATGTAATCTAACATTGCCTGCAACTGCGGCCTGTTCGTGTCCTTTCCACTAAGCATGTCAATGAATACTTTCTCCACGCCCAGTTTCTGCATCAACACTTCCTGACGCTCAGGGTTCTGATCCTTCGTCGAGTACCTTACATAACCGATCTTCATGTTTCAATCTCCTTTTGATGATTTTCTTTGTTGTGTCTATTATAGCACAGCGTTTCAAATATGTCAATAGGTTTTTTCAAAAATATTTGTGAAATGTTTGAAGTTTCTTTTTGGGGCTTTTTTATTTTTTCGGTGATTACGCGGTTAACTCGCCCCGGGCAGCCGGCTGTATACCCCCCTCCGGGCCGTATCCAGGCAGGATATTGCAAAAGGTATACTCACG